CATCTATACTAGTTCTTGATTTACCACCATACTTAAAGTAGTCATACGATTCTTGTGTAAAATGCAGTTTGAGAGAAGAGTATAAACAGAAGGCTTCATATCCAGTCATATAGGTAATCGGTTACTTTTGGTTTTTAACATATTCAATCTCTCGGCCTGTTCATGTATTTTAGACTTCAGGTTTGGAGTGATAAGTGTTGCTGCTACTTCCATCTCCAAACCTGTGCCTTTACAATGTTCAACAATTGCCTCAAGATAAGTGTAATCCGTTTTCGCCACTAGAGCCTCAATCTCTAGTGTGAACTTCATCATCTCATCTTTTGTCGGCATTATTTGTATGAAACCTTTACACCACCAATTGTTCCTGGTGCATCAAATTTCCAAGATTTAATTTGTTCTTGTGTGATGGGCGACATTGTTGGATACTGATTAACTTGAGACAAATCAATAGTTTTTACTGTTAATGCAGCGATTTGTTCCGGAGTGAGTGCAGGAATACTTTCTGTAGTCAAACCACCAAATGGCCATCCGTTGTTAGGCAAATGGTCCATTGAGAACTTATCTTGATGTATCTGTGTTGGATTTTGCACCAATTTATCTTTTGATGCATAAAAATCATTGATCTTCTCAACACAATCAACTCCCAAAGTTTGTTCTGCTGGCTCATCTTCCCAGTCATCATCATCAACACCTAATTCACCAATCTGACCTTCAATATCATGATTAGTTGCAATCAAGAAATTTCTAAATTCATTAAAAATGATATCTAGATCATAATCAGGTTCAGCACGAAAGCGAACTTCTACATGCTTACCTTCATTGTCATAAAAACTAAAATTATAATTTACACGTTCATCGTCATGATATACGCCACCAAGTTTATTCATACTATATCTCCTTAATAATTAAAATTTATTTACGACCGTTTGCTGCTGCATGTGCTATACAAATAGTATCATAATTCTTTGCATATGAACACCGTACGGTCAGTGGGTCAATACCTTTAGTAATGGCGCTTTCAATATTTGATGCCATAAGTTTACGTTCATTCATCTCGTAAATGCCTACGGCAACAACAATCGAGAGTGCCACCAATGTAATCGCAAAAGTTGTTACATGATGCAATCCCTTCGGTTTCTCTTCTTCCATAATCACCTTCTCCTTTTTGCTTGAAATCATGTATTTCTCTTAACTCTATTATAAAAAATATGTCTGCCAATATAAGCAGTTCGTCTCATGTTACTCCAAGTAGGTTTCACATAATCTGCATGAAAAAATAATGCACCTTTAGTTGGATCTTCAAACTCATTTGTGTACAGATAAAATCTCAATGCTAAGTCAGTAATATCATTATACAATGCATTGTTAGAAATTGTCAAGAGTTTTTTACGTGCCGCAGATTCACAATACCATGAGAACTGGCAAACATTACCTGATTTTTGTTTTACCACTCCACAATAACTTGTTGGATAATTACCATTCATCATTCTATTGTGTGTGACGAATGCTACACCAAGTTGTCCTTCTCTAGGTTCTTGGCCTGCTTCAAAATACATGTTCTGTGCAAGGCATTCAACTTCTTTCCTTGCTTCTTTCGATAAGTCTTGCAGTTCAACATTCATCTTAGTCGGCACAACAATCTGCGCCATAGATTGACTAAAGAATAAAATGAGACTGGCAAATACTGCACATAGTGCTAGTGTTAGGTAACGCATTATTTCTCCTTGTTAGTTAGAGAGATGCCGAAGCACCTCTGGTCCCAATCAGGTAGATGATTTTGCTTTTGGTTTATCTACTGAAATGTTTGAAACGAATCCATTCAAGGCCTGTGCCTTTGCAATGATTTCTGCTTCTGCGGGGTAGGGTGGGAACGATGGATGGTCTGGAATCTGACCGCCGTTTAGTTTAGCGGTTTCGACTTTAACAGTCCAATCTGTGCTTATTTGTTGACACTTTCCGTGGTAATCTTCGGAAAGCATTTCTCTTGCCATTTTTAAAAGTTCAAGGCGAATCTCGAACGGTGTCAAGTTACTCATAGTTACTCCTGTGTGTGTTATACTGGCGGATTGTGTGTGTGATGCCAGTATCTTTATTTAGTTACTTTTAATCCCAGAGACCTTGGTAATACTTACCAAATAATCGGAATCCATTCTCCATTCGTTGACATTCTTCCCAAGATGCTGCCCAATTGGCATCTTTCACTTTCATTTCAAATGCAAATATCATTTCATCCATTATCCAATCCCATCGGGCATGAACATCATTTATGCCTTCTCTTACTTTATCCTCTTCATAAAAATCAAAAGTAAATTGAGGTTCCCAATCTTCGGTAGTTGTGCCACGCAGATGTTCTGGCACATCTTCCATTTCTACGAATGGTGAACCGTGTTTTGTTTCCTTCAACTGTTTCAGCATTGGCAGAATGATATCTGCTAACGTGGAATCCATTGACCATGTATCATACCGATCAATCTTTACATAACTGATTCGTGGATGTACAAAGTCAAGAAAATCGTGCCATGCTACGCAGATTGGATTTAATCGTTTAGACCATTTCTCAATAATTGGTTCATTATAATCAATCTCACGCCAAAAGAAAACTTTCTCTAAGATAGTGTAAGGAGAAATCCAATGATGACGATAATTCGATTTATAGATTTTCATAATGTATAGAATTTGGTGGGAGTGTTTTGGTAATAAGGTACACTCCTCTTAAACCTCATGCTTGGGTTTTTAGGCCGCTAAAGCAAATAACTCATCGTTTGCAGTTATAGATTTTACTTTTTACGACTATCTGTGTCGTGTTGCCTTCTCCACTATCTCACGCTGTCGAAGCCTGGTCATCCCCATCAAAAACACACTACACAATATGCTTTTGGTGGAGATGGAGGGAATCGAACCCTCGTCCAACATGCCTTCGCTTTGAAGGGATTACAACAATTCTATCTTATGTAATTGCCAGTGACAACCACATAAATGAACAGACACCAACCAAATCGTAATGCTATATCAAACCAGCGTTCGAAATGATCAAGTTTAGTTTTATTTTCTTTCTTCGATTCAATGTGCATCTTTTTCATCTTTCACAATAACACCATCATCTTTTAACATAGCATTGAATTCGTTTTTCTTTGTTGCATACCAACTCCAAGAACCAAAAAATGTTGTACCCGGATTAGGTCCTTGTTCCTTTAGGTATTTTTCAAGTTTTTCATTATATTCTTTTTCAGTCATATATCACTCTGTCGTAAATTTTGCAGACCCTTTACTTGTTCTGCCCGCTTTTAGTGGTTTATCAGACTTTGGTTTAGTCTCAGTCTGGTATGGTGAATCAGGTTTGTTGAACTTAGTTTTACCTACAGGCTCAGTTTTATCTTTACCTACAAAACCTGTTGTGTTCGTTCCATGTAGTTTAGCAGATTTTGTGTCATGATGGAAGATGGAATCTTGGTTATAATGCTTTCCATGTTCTTTAACATCATGTAATAATTGTTTACCATGTTCATCACCCTTGCCTTTAGCATGTACCAGAATCGACTTCTCTTTTTCACCCTCATAATGTCCTTCAACTTCTTTATGAGCATAACCCTGTGCGGTAAGTTTCTTCTTCAACTCAGCATGGTTTGCTTTGTTCTGCTCTGGTGTTGCTTCACCTTCTGGTCGATGTGCCGATATTACAGCATAATGCCGACCTTCTTGTGCGTGTTTGTGTAATCTTGCTAGTGGATTACCTTCGATTATATACTGTTTGAGTGATAGCATATTGCCTCTTATTTTAGGCATATTTATCAATATACTGCATTAGAGGTTTTCGATAATCATGAATCTGACGCTCAAATAACTGTGCCTCACCTTCACCAGTTGCAATCAATACTACTATATCATCAATCCACATTCCTGTCAACTCTGAAAACATCAAAGCATATGCGGTACATTGCATGAAGTAGTTTTGGATATAACTCTCTTCTTTTTGCTTGGCAGAAGTCTTAAAGTCAATCACCGATAACTTACCGTTCCACATACCAATCAAATCAACTCGGCCAGCAATTTTCAACTGATGTGAATATAGTGCTTGTTCTTGAGAATATACATCACCAAGTTTTTCATCGATGATTGGTTTGATCTTGAAAAACATTTCTTTCAAGTCAGGCATCATCATCGCATCATCAATGAAGTTCATGGTATTATTAATATAGTCCTCACAGATTTTATGAACCTTGGTACCACGATTTGCCGCTTTGGTCGATATCTTGTTTGCCTCTTCAGCACCAACACGTTCACGCCATTCCATGATTGCTTGTTTGTTGTAGTTACCAAGAACCGTAGTGATAGACTTATACTTTTCTCCTGTGGGAGTAGCATAGAGTCTACCACTGTCGGTTGTTTCTACTTTCAAGTCAAAGTCAAGTTGCGGCAACTTCACATGATTAAATATTTTCATTATGCCTTTTCTGCTAAATCCTCAAACTTCAATTTTGCTAAAATATAATCTTTGACCAAACTTGAACGGACAATATCATCCGGTGTAAATTCAATTCTAGTAAATGCACCCATGTGGTATGCAATATCAAAGAATTTCAATAGACCCGATACATCGTTTTTCTTCTTGTTCAAATCAGTCTGCCTGTAATCACCACACCAAATAATCTTTGATTGATTACCGACCCTAGTCATTACAGTATCGATTTCTTCAAAGGTCATATTCTGCATTTCATCAACAATAATAATGGCATTGTCAAATGACATACCACGAATGAATGATGTTGAAATGAATTCAATATGACCCTGTTCTTCTAATCTATCCCATGCATCTCTGCGACCAAAAAGTGTTTCGCATATTTGACGATATGGTTGCTGATAAATGTCCATCTTCTCATCTACACTTCCAGGTAGATGACCTATTTCCCTCGATTGCACTGCGGAGCGCACGACAATAATTTTCTCAAATGTATTACCTTTATCCAATACTTCTTCAATAGCTTTATATAATGCTGAAAATGTTTTACCTGTTCCAGCAACACCATGTAATGCTATAAAGTAATCTCCTTGTTTGTATGCTTGAAAAAATTTATTTTGGTTATCAGTTAGTGGTTGGAATGTTTTCATATCATCTAATCTTAACTTCAAACGATTAGTTGGTTTTGAAAAATCCAACGCTTCTTCACTACTGTAAACCTGTTTTAGTGCCGCTTTACGTGCCATGAATGCTCCTTATATACAACAGCAGGTTAGCATTATATAATTAGTGCCCAAATTTTCCGATATGTTTTGTAACTAAATTTTGTGTTTTGATTTCTTTCATAGACTTGCGACCATGTGCATTAGCAACAGCAGACTGCTTATGGTTCTCGGCAACTTTGGATAGAACTTCTTTGAAACCGTCTGGTATTTTACCAGTGATTGATACACCAGAAACCGTTGATGTGGCTCCTAGCATTTGTTGAATATGTGGATTGTCTTTGAGGTATTGCTCACGTGCAGACATGCTCATGAACGCCTCAAATTCTTCGCCTGTTTCAGTGTTTACAAAATCATAGGTTGGCATAATTTTATTTAGTAATGTACCATTCTGGAACATCACGTTTTTTCCAGTTGGCTAAATGTGTCTTATTGTGTATATAGTAATTTCTGTATGATAGAATTGAATCATTTAATACCTTCACATCATCAGGCATAGCCGGCGTTGGTTCAGTGAAAGGTTTTTGTGGTATATTGTTAGGCAATCTAGCAAGGTGCATTTCTAGTTTGGAACACGCATGAACTTTACCATAACGATAGGTGTATTCGTCCATCAATGCTTGAAACAAAGCAAACAACCAGTCATAGTTCTTGTCCGATTGTCTTACCCATACAGCGCTCGGATGGTTAGCGTGAGTAGCAGAGTACAAAACGGTATCACGGTTATCGGCAAGAACATATATAGTTTTCTTCCTACCAGAAGGACTGACGCCAGTAGAAAGAACACCGTCAATAATACGGTGAGCAGTACAAAGAAGTTGAGCATATTCTAGGATCATTTTGACCACGTGTTTATCATTGTGCATTTCGGCACACTTATGAACATCATGGTGTAAGTAAAAAATATTCATTCTAGAAGCAAAGTAATTTGCAATTAGTGTGACCAGAAGATACTGCTTGTTTTTGTTGTACCTGAATCTGAGTCAGTTCTTTCAGGTGCTGATATTTCAATTCTTGCTCACGTTTTTCCATCTCACGTTCAAGTTTTGCAATTTGCTCCAGTTGAACTTTAATCAAATCTGGATTAGTCAGACCTTGTGGATTAGCCACAGGATCTTTTAGTGTAGCAGTTGAACATGCCGTAAGCATGCTCAATAATAATAAAGGGATAATCGTTTTCATTTCTGATCCTCATCAGGTGTAAACTTATTCATAATATAAACAAAACCAATAAACTCAACAGCACCTCTTGCACCAACCATAGCAAGAAACGCCATGACAATCACTACCATGTAAAACTTTTGTCGTTCAGTAAATAATGCACTGTAAAAATTTGCAGAGTCAATTGCTTTGAGTGAACGATCTTCAAGCTCTGACCACTTTTTTGAAACCCAATTTGTAAATTTTGACATGATCACCTTAGAAAGAAAATGGGGGCACGTGTCTGTCTCACGACAGTCATTGTTGTTTAATGAAATATAGGCGTAGAACGGCCATCACCCCGAAAACTTTTATCATTCAGTGATTTCAACAACCTCGTCAATCACAGGTGCAACAGTCTCAACTGGTGCAGCAACTTTAGCAGGCTTTACTGCTTTGGCAGGTTTTGCTTTCAAGCCAGAGAGTGATTTTACAGGTGCAGTAGCAAGTTTTGCCGTTGAAGGTTTTAGTGTTGCTTGACCAGGTACAAAATTACCTGCGCCAGCATCAATTAGAAACTGCTTGATTGCAGCCGGATTAGTCAACTGGTAACCAGAGACAATGCGGCCATCTTTGATAACCTTCACAACACCTTTCGTGTTGGTCTTGATATGCCAAATGTATGTTGACAAGCGGTAAGTGTAAATGTCATTACCGAGTTTTGATTCAATTTCATCTTTAGTAACAACTTCGCCTGTTTGTAACAGTGTCAAAAGTTTAACGAAAGGAGGCAGATTGCCAGATTTAGTACGTGCCATAATATAAACTCCTAATTAACAATAGAAATAATAGTGTAACATGAAGGTTGCCATTTGTCAAGCCTTCTCATAACACCTCATTTTTCCGACCGAAACTTGCAGGATTCATGCCTTCGGTAACGTAGGTATAGTTACCTTTATGCAATGGAGCCGTGCAGGACGCTACATCAGCCACAATCTCACGGTCGGATTTACTGAGTTTGTGGTAATCTTTCATAATGCCAGTCTTTGTCAGAGCGCCTTTAACCGTGTCAGGTAAAGATTCCGCTCGTACAATGTCACGTGGTACACGATACGTGAACAAGGCCTTTTTCTGAACCTTGACCTTGGTAGGAAGGAACTTGGCACCAGAAGGTAACGGTATTGAATTGATAGACCGTTCAAAATCTTGTCGGTCTTGCAATTGTTTTTTTGTTACTTTCTTTTTCTTTGATTTGTGGTATGTGTGAATCATCATAATATAACCATTCTATCAGGTAGTGATACCTTTGTCAAGCGGCAAGTTTATCTTTTACCTTTGTGATATGCTTGCATTTACTGTAATATTTGAAACCGATGCAGGAGCAGGAAT